TGATGTCCATAATATGTTGTGTGGTTATTACTATCGTTGCAAAATTGCCGCCCGCAACCCGTCCATCAAGAAAGCCGAGAGCGCCCCGATCGCGGCAGCGATCCCGTAGATCGTCGACTTGGTATTTTCGAGGTGCTTGAGCCGATCGTCATGTTTTTCGAACGATCTCCGGAAGGACTCCTGGTGCTCCAAGATCAGGTCGACCTTGGTCTCCAACCGCGCCAATCTTTCACCATCGAAACTCATCGACAGCGATTCTTCCTTCCGTCGGCGAGAACCGTCGGGGGCCAACATGTTGAGCGGGTCGGAGACATTCATTGTTAATATGCTTCCGGATCAGGACTCCTGCAACTGAGGCTCCTCGGCCGCGGTGAGTTGTTTTTCGATACTCATCGCCACCGGCAAGATGCCCGCTGCTGCATTCAAGCCGCCCGCTTTGGTCGCGATGTCGAGACACTGCATGACGACCTTGGCCTCGGCTTCCGTAAGAGTGACGGTCTTACTCATTGGGCTGCTCCTGCTGGCTGGCCAAGTAGGCCTGTGTCGCGGGAATCGCGGCAAGGACTGCGGCGAAAGCGGCAGCGAGTTCGGGAACGGCCTGCATGATTTCGGGCGTCAACGGCGCGGTCATCTTTTGGACGAGGCTTCCGTTTGCCAGTTCGCCGTCTGCGGTTGCGGGGAGCAACTCGACGGTAATGGAGCCAGAGTCGGTGGTAGGCTGAATAGCCGAGAGCGTATAGACATGGAGTTTATCGAACACTTTCGCAGGGATGGGTTCGACGGTTATGGGTGTTGGGTTGGTTAGCATAAGATTAGGCTGCAACGCACGGAACTTTGTAAGCCGTGCCAGCGGCGTCAAATAAAGTCAGCGTGTGAGTCGCGGTGATTGTCTCGGAGACTGCGTTCTGGTGGATGCGGAGTTGGCCTTGGAGCGGGCAAAAGTCGGAATCGTTGGCAAGACGAGCTTGGAGGGCGGTGCTGTCGCGTTTAAGCGCAGGGAAACTTGTCGTGCTGCCACCAAACTGAATCCGATCAAACCCATTTTGCGCTGCGTTTAACAGTCGAATAACCCCAGACGATACGTTGCCAACAATAGATGAATTGCCTTGAAATACGAGGTTGGTGACTATGGATAATGAACCAGCGCAAGTTATGGCGTTACTGGTTCCCGCAATGGTCATCCGTGTAGTTCCATCTGTCTGAAAAACAAGATCCCTCGCCGTCCCGCCGCCCGATCCCTTCTCCGTGCCAAGAATGGCGACATTGCTTGCCCAAGCCAAACGTAGACGCTCGTGGTTCGTGGCGTCCGTGTAGGTGTTGTATATTCGGAAGGTTTGGGCGTTGGTGCTGCGGCGTTGAGCGAGCGTGTCGGAAGCCCCATCTCGTAGAAGGGCAACATCTCCTGCCGCTGTTCCCGATGCGGTAGCCAAAAACTCTAACGATGTGCCAATACCTAATGTATCCCCAAAGTTTAATCCAACGCCTCCTCCTGTGCGCGTGCGTCCAGTCCACCTCAAGCCGCTTCCGCCGCACCTAATTAGCGTGGCGTTGACGCTTGATTCGCCACGACGAATGGAAAACACCTCGCCACCATCAAGATTGATATTGAAGTAAGAGCTTGCACTGGCACTTGCCGTATTGGTCAACGCAAGATTTAACGCCGTAAAAGTCGTCCCGCTGGCGTTCCAAGTCTGCGCCAAATCCAGCACAAGCGCGGACGCCGTGAGCGTGCCGTTGTTGGCGGCGAGCGTGGTGAAGGTGCCTGCGGCGGGCGTGGTGTTGCCGATGGCGGGCGGGGCGGCAAAGTTGATGCGGGCGTTGTCGAAGGTTCCTGTGGTTACATCTGCGGCGGCGTGGGTGTGTGTATCGACAGTCAGCAAAAGCCAAGATGTAGTAAATCGAAATGTAAGTTTGGCTGGTCGGGATACAATTGTTGCGACAGTTCCCCAAGACGCTGATTGAAATCTTTCAATGACAATATTTCCCGTTACTCCTCCACCAACCCAATCAACCACAATTTGATCACCAGCTACATTTCCAGATGACGGAAGCCGAATCGTTGTTGTGCTGCTGCCAGAATAAACAAACTGATAAAGAAGATTGCGAGCGGCTGAAATTGTAGTGGTTGATCCATCCGCTAATGTCGCCGAAGTAGAAGTTTGCGCCCAACTTGCTCCGATGTTGTTGGGCGCGATAGCATCCGTCCCGCCTGTGTGGTGGGTCGAAGCATGAGTCGCCGCAGCAGCACCAACACTAGAGGCGGAGAGAACAACATTCCCGCTCTGCCCATTCACGCTATTGACCGGATAGTCGCCAGCATATTCCCAATCGGTCGCCAGTCCGGCATTGTTGCGTCGAATATAGATGCCGGCTTGCCGTCTGTTGACTAGCCAGACGCCGGTAGAATCGCGCACTAAAAAAGCAGCCCCGACGGCAGGATCGCCGATCGTCACGGGCAAATCGGCAAAGGTGGCGACTTCACCCTCGAAGACGACGGCACCGCTTGACCCCGTGATGTCGAGGTTTCCGGTAAAGGGGTTGAAGCTCCAAGCCATCTTAACTCTTTAGAACGCGGGTGAGATTGGTGCCGCTGTAGGAAAAGTTGCGGGTCTCGACGACCGAGCCGTTGAGCTTATACTCGACCTTCGTCAGGTTGCTTCCGGCATAGGTCAGCGCGATGTCGTCCCAGGTCGGAGTATTCGAGTGCATGATGTCGTTGATCTTCTGCAACGACCGCTCGGTATAGTCCTCGCGCAGGGGCGTGTTTCCTTCTGGATAATAAGCTGGCATGTTATTACTTAATACTCCGGTTCACGGACCTCGGCAACACGGCCAGGTTACTGGAGTGGTTGCTCATTCCGTTTTTATGATGCACGTCCTTGCCGTCGCCTTTGCTCACGTAACCCGCTTTAGTCATCTTGCGGCGGGCCGCATTGCGTTGAGCGCGGCGCTTCTTCTGGACCGGCGAAGCATGGTAGTTCTCGTATTCTTTTTTATAGTCCCTCATGGCATCATCGGTTGTGCAGCCGGAGCGATCTCGGCGGCGGTTTTGGCATCTTTCAAAGCAAGCTCCTGCATCGTCTTGGCCTGCTTGGTCTGCATATCGACTTGGTGTTTCTCGATCTGCATCTGAAGTTTGACCCTACGTTCGGCGAGGTCGGCTTGCGCCTTCGGTGAAAGCATCTGGGCATCGGCCAACTGCTGCTCCATCTGGGCGATGCGAGCACGTTCGGCTTCGATCGCACGGGCTTGCTCGGCCTCTTGGGCTTTCGCTTGCTGCTCGACTGCGGCCTGAAGCTCATCACCCAAACGCTGTGCCGAGGCATTGAGTTGCTGGAACCGCTGGCGCATGAGACCGATCTGGTCTTGACGAGCTACATCGGGAGCGAGCAATTCCAAGTGTTCACCGAGATGCGGCAACATCGTCTGGTAAGCGGCGAGCGCGGCGGCAGGGTCGGCTTGGCCTTGCGAGATCGCTTGGTCGAGACCGTCGAGCGCCGTCAGGTGACGGCTGGCGTGGATAAAATGGTTTTCGCCCGAGGACACCGGCAACCCGGTGCCAGCCGTAATCGTGGCGTTTTCGAGGAGCGCGATCTTGTCGTCGATCGGAGTCCGCAAAGTCGTCGACGGCGACGGCAGATAGCGGTCCACCACTTCCTGACCGAATCGAGCGGCAATGCGGTCGCGCAAGAGATTGACCCGACCCATCTCGTCCAAGGAACCGAAGATGGACATCGTCTCATCGATCGCCGCCGAGCGCATCCCAGGGCTTCCGTAACCGATGGCGCGGACGGGCTCGACCGTGGAGAAACGATGGATCGCTTCGGCGGGAACCCCGCGAGCAATACAACGCTTCTTGAAGTCGACGGCGTCACGGCCGCCAGGCTCGTTCGCGGCATAATCACGTGACACTAAACGGCGGTATGCCTCACGAAGGAGACGTTTCCACGGGTGGTAGAACAAATTGATCGCTGCGGCCCCGAGCACGGCTTCTTGCTGCAACTGGGCGCGGACTTCATACGCTGTGCGGGATTGACCATCCGGAGTGATCGAGCGCGACTGGTAGCCGATCGTCCGGTTCTGCATATTCATGGTCAGGTCGTTCAAGACCGGCATGAGGTTCTGGTTGTAGTTCGGGATCGCCTTCTCGACGATCTTCAGCCCTGGGGGAAACAGCGCGTAGGGGCCGTAGTAGGAAAGGGTCAGGTCTTCGAGGGCGCGGGAACCATTGTCACCGGGCTGGACGATCAGGGCCGAGGAGAGCAACGCACCATCGACCATGCCGCAGCGCAGACGATTCAAAAGCTGGATGTGTGGATACACCTTGTATCCAAGCCCGCGGATGCCGTGGTAGGTGCCGTTGCCGACGCCATAGCAAAAAGTAACGAAGCAGTTGGTCGGGGCGGCGAAACGGTTCGGGCGCTTGAAGAGGAAGTCCTCCTCCTTGGCGTTCTCGTCCGAGCCGATCGGATCCTTGAGGAACATCAGGTGGCTGACCTTGCCGTCAAACTCGCGCACCCACATGTGGACGACATGGACTTTCTTCCCGCGGCTGTTGCCGTAGAGGAGGTCGTTATTCTTGAGTTCGACTTCGAGCTTCTCCCACTCACCGGCCTCTTGGAACGAACTGTCGCGGCAGGCGCGGATCAACGCCTGTTTCACCATCTTGACGTTCCAGCCAAGGTCTTTAGCCACGGCGGGATCTTCGATGAACTTGTAAAGCTGATGCGCTTGGTATTCGCGGTCGACCGTGGCGACCTCGATCTCCCACTCGGAAGCGCGTGTTCCACGCGGAATGCGGAACTCGGACAAGCCAGCCACGCGCCAACGCCAATCGACCTCATCCTCAAAGTAACAAACGCCGACTCCGTGCGAGACGAACTGATCGGCAAGCATCTGGTGATTGAACTCGAATTCCTGCCACTCCTTCAAAGTCCTGGTGAATTCTTCGGCCAAGATGCGCTCCCACTCGACCTTCTGCTCGGGGGAACCGAAGTCGATCGAAATGCGGGCCAAGACATCGACGGACGATGTGAGGTCGTAGTATCCGGCGAGGGCTTGCTCTTTCAGGGCGGAGGCTTCGCCGAAATCGAGATTGGTGCGCTCACCTTGGCCCATCTCAATCAAATCTTGCTGGTTGAAAGGGGCGGCACCATTGAACATCGCGTCAACCAAGGCGCGGTTTTTGCTGGAGCCTTGGTCGGAGTCCTTGATCGCTTTGTAGATCGAGCGGGCGCTGTTTACGTTGTCCACGCGCATCTTGGGGGCGCGGCCGTTCTCTTCAAGGCCGAGAAGTTCGAGGGGTGCTAGTTCAGAATTTGTCATTTTTGCAGGGCTTCGATAAGTGAGCCGTCTTTACAACCGTGGACGACGGCGGCGTTGGTCGGCACGGGGCCGTAGACCGATTTGTCGTCGATCGGATCGCAGTAGATGCGCCCGTCTTCATCGATCTCGTAGTTCTTGGTGCGCCAGTTGTTGTGTATCAACTGTGATACCGCGGTGTGCGGGCGCATCTCATGGCGGAGGTAAACGTCGAAGGGCTCGACATTCGGGCCGTCGTCGGTGCGGACATAGCTCCACAAGAGCGAGCGGGTCGGAAAATCAGCCGGATAGACACAAGTGCCAATGACATGCTCGCCGTCGACTTTGACGAATTCGCCCGTTTTGCGATCGAGCATCCGGGTCACTTGGATGGCTCCAAGGAAAGGTTTTTGGGCTTGGTTGTATTCGGTCTCGATCGCGTCGAGCCAATCCTCGCGGATCGGCGTATTATCGGCCTCGAACCAATACCAAGTGTCCTTGTTCCCGCTGTGCTGGAGGTGGCGCACGGTCCGCGCCCAGAGGTGGTTGGCCGATTGGGGCCAGCCAATCTCGCACTCGGAATCTGGAATAAAGAGGTCGGCCGAGGCGAAAAGCGGGGCCAACTGCTCTTTGAGCGCGGCGGCTTCGTCCTTCGTATTGTAGGCCCCGACCACCAGCAGCTTGTGCCGGCCGAGGTTGCCCAAAAGGGCCATGTGCCCGGCCAGCTTGGTGGCGAGCTTGAGGTCGACTTGGGAAACGGGCAGGACGAGGAGCATGGTTTACGGAGTTATTACTTTAGCACGGTGTCGAGGATTTCCCAATTATCAGGCTGACGGTGGAGCCGCGGCGTGTAGTTAATTTTCTTTCGCTCGGCGATCTCGTCAAATCGCCAGAGGACGAACTTCTGCCGGTCCGGCAACCACGCGGCGAGAATCTGGAAGTCGCCGCGAGCATAAGTCTGCTTACATTTCTGACCGCGACTGCTGCTGATCCCGTAAGCATCGCGATCCGGATAATAAGTCGCCGTCTTTACTTGGACACAGACAGGGAGATAGGGAGGGTAATGAATGATGAGGTCGGCGGCATGGGCATGACCGAGCGGCACGTAGACTTTCCAGCCACGCCCATCGGCTTCAAAAATAAACCTTACCTCGGCCGAGGTGCCTTTTTCACAGTCAGTCATGCAGCAACGGCGTGGACTAAAGGTGCCACCTTGCCGAAGATTTCAAAGGTCGAGTTGCGCCGGACGAGATGCGGAATGCGGAGGGCATTCTGCCGGTCGACCTCGACGGCGGCATCTGTCTCGGTGAAAAAGCGGTCGGTCTTGTAGAGGTGACGGGTCGCGAGGCGGTGGCTCTTGAGCGTGACACGCTCGCCCGTGCTGCGGGAGATCACTTGCCATCCGCCCGGCGGGAGCGCGTTGCGGTCGACATCCGGCGGCGGACTGAAGGGCGGGATCTCGAAGCGAGGTATCCCACCGTCATAACAATAGGTGCCGTCCTTGCGCGGGTAGAGACAGTCCGGCGTCCAAAGGCATGTCTCTTGGATGAAGGGCACTCCCAGACCGATCGCCAAGCCCATCGGGCTCGACTGGTTGCCGATAAAGAGATCCGCGCCCGCAATCAGCTTGGCTAGTTCGAGGTAGTCGTTGGTGATCGCATACTCGGCACGGACCGAGGTCACCCGCCGCAGTTCCTCGACCTCGTGCGGCATCCCGACAAAGAGCATCTTCGTGCCGAGCTTTTCGCCTATGAGATCCCACCGGAAATAAGGATTGTGGTAGCGCGGGCTGCGGTGACAGACGACCCGCCCCCGTGCCCGCACCGAGGGGGAAACTTTGAGCCAAGGATCAGGCACCGCGTTCGCATTGACCCAATCGCTTTGCAGTTCCATCAAGCTGACCCCGTAGATCAGCCCGCCATTACGGAACGTGGAGAAGTTGACGCAGTGCTCGTTGGCCGGCGCATCCCCGTGAATGACCTTGCCGACATAGTCTTGGGCTTCAAGGAGCGGACGCAACACCGCCGCCCTTTGCTCGGTCATCTTCGCCGTCCAGGGCCGCGAGTTGAGATAAAGATCCCCGCGCCCGAGTTCCCTCATCGAGGGCAGCGCGTAGAGGACATCCCCTAAGTCTCCGGAGTGGAAATAATTCACGACCAATCGTCGTTAGTTTCTTCGCGTGTTTCGGTCTCGTCCTGTTGGAACATGGTGTCTTCCTTGGACAACACCTCAGTCACCGCATCGACGGCCTGAAGCCAATCCGGTGCTGTCAACGAAATCATCCGCAGCGGTGGCGCATTCTTCCGCAACTCCTCAACTGTGACGCGATACGACATTGTTATGCTGTTATGATACCGCTTCAAAAAGACTGGAGCAACTGACCCGACCGCCGCGGGGCATACTTGGTCGTCATCGTCGACTTCCAACTACTCATCCCGCGGCGACTCCCACCAGTCTCTTGGGGAGGACGTAGCCCGAACCGTTCGCGGACGACATCGAGCATGACGAAGGCGGCATCGGCCACGTCGGGGGATCGGCCGATCCTGGCCTTCATGTCGGTCTTCGACTCGACAACGACCTTCATCGATCCGGACTTCCGTGTGTCGTAGTTCCGGCTGGTCATCTCCCGAGCCAGATCCGGACCAATCCCTCGAAGCTGACCATTCTGCAAAAACTCCTTCGCCCCGAACCAAAGCTCGGTCACGCGGTTCACATACTTATCTTGGGCTGCGGTCGCATCGTAAGCCGAGAGCGAGCGCCCCGAGGGAGCCCCGCCGAAGTGGACCCGGAGGAACTCGTTCGATCCGCAGACCGTGGCCATCGCATCGCAGAAGGGCACACCGCCGCCCGTCACGTCGACCCCGATGTTTCGCCACGGCACCCCAGCTTTGACCACGATGTCTTTGATCTTCTTGGCAATCTGGAAGGTTCGCGGCTCGGGGTTGCTGGCCTCTTCATCGAGGTAGTGGAACTCGTCGAAGGAAACCTGATCGACCCCATCTTTGTTCTGGCCAAACGAACCCAAATAAATGACACACCTATCCCCGCCGCTCACGAACGAGGGGTCGATGCCGACGATTCGTTCGACGCGGCCCCTCCACATGGGCTTCTGATCGGCTTGGAATCGGATGATCTCGGCCTCGGAATAAATGGCTTTGCTGACCGCCTGCGGTGGCCAGAACCCCCGATAGTCACGCCAGAAGATCGGGTTGTCCTCACCGAGTCGTTCACGCGCCTCATCGATCTTCTCCCATTTTTGGATCGGCCATTTGTTTTCGCCGGCCAAGTAGTTCGGATTCTTGAGGGCATCGAGGTGCAGACAGACCCCACCCAGCTTCGTCTCCCACTTCTCATCATTGACCGTAATGCTCCCCCACCCGTTCGTCGGCTCGACGAAGCGCCCGAAGGGGTCGTAGTAGGAGACAGGGTTCGCCGCCGCGCAGATGTGGAGAAACGGGTTGTTCGAGATGTTCGACATCGCCGTGTCGAGGAAGGCATGACCCAACTCACTCAACTCGTCGGCCGCGACGATGACCCGCGGAGCCTTCATGCCTCGCATCTTACCCGTCACCTCGGATGTCTTCTTGGCCTCGGCCGGAATGAGATACACCCCCGCCTGCTCCATCCTCTCCCCGTTTCGGATCGTGTAGATGGCCGGAGTCGGAGTATCGGCGAGCTTCCCTGGAGCCACGGGCTTGATGCACGGCCAGTAACGCTGGATGGCACCCCAGACCCGCTTCTTGGCGTCCCGAATGCTCGTGGAGGTGACCAACGAAAGCGTGTGGAACGGCGCAGCCATCCAATTCAGGAGAGCCCAGATGGCCATGAATTCCGACTTGCCGGACGAACCGCAGCCTGCGAAACCGACGAACTTATTGTGACAGCACTCATACAACATGTCATCGGCCCAAGGGTGCCAAATAAAGTTCTCAGTTTTCTTATTGAAGAAAATCTGGGCCGCGTTTTTGAAGTGATCTTCGATGGGCAACATCTCCGGCGACCGCCGATCACGGTTCACGAAGCAGTAAAGCTCGATCGCCCAATCGGCCGTTCCGGGCACAAAATAGACCCCGTATTTAAGTCGGTATCCGACCGGAGGAGTCGTGGCATCGGAGGCAAAAATCGGGGTCATTTTGGAAATTTTTCTCTACAGAGTTATACAAGCGGACACAATCG